AGTTCAAAACGCAAATGGAAACTTCTCAGTTGTTGATGAGACAAATAGCGCAACAAGATTGTATGTAGATTCGTCTGGAAACGTAGGTATAGGTACAACAAGTCCTACTGCTGCCTCTGGTGAAACTACTTTACATATTAATGCTAATGAATATCCAGAACTACATTTAACTAGCAGCGTAACGGGTGCTAATGCTGGTGATGGATCAATTTTTACACTAAATAATGATAGTTCTACAATAATTAGAAACCAAGAAAATAGTTACATCAGATTTGATACTAACGGTTCAAATGAACGTATGCGTATCACATCAGATGGAAACGTAAAAATAAATGATGGAGATTTAATTATAGGTACTGCTGGTCATGGTATTGACTTCAGTGCTTCCGCAAATAATGGTGGAATGACCAGTGAAATTTTAAATGATTATGAAAGAGGAACTTTTACAGCAACGTGTAGTGGAATTGGTGGTGGTACAAATCCAACATTTTCAGCACAAACTTCAAGTGCTACATATATAAAAGTTGGTGATGTTGTTCATTATTGGATATATATATTTGATATAAATTGTACAAATTCAGGGTCAGGTATAATTATGGTTGTAACTGGTTTGCCTTTTGCATCTGGGGGGCATTACTATCCGGGTGTTGTTACACACAATACAGTTATCGGAAGTGGTAATGTTAATGCCGGTTATGTTGGTCCAAATCTCAGTACACCTCATTTTATTCCAATAGTCGGCAATAGTACCAATGGTGCAGTTGCAAATACTGGAAACCCATTATATATTATGATTGGTGGAGCTTATACTTCAACAGTAGTTTAGACCGTTGCTATGTCTTTAAACTAAGCCTAAACCTGTTTTAATCGGAGATTAATCCTAATGGCACTCACAGAAACAACTGAATACGACAAAATAGAAGTTGTCGGTCAATACAAAGCGGTGCAAGTCCGCAAAGCAACAGTCATCAAAAAAGATGGTGTAGAAATACCAAATGCAAGGTCTTTTTATAGATATGTTTTAGCGGCTGGCACATTAGATGCTTCTGATAATTTTGTTGATAATCCTTTAGACAAAGAGCCTGATGGAGTAGACGCAATACCAGATGAAGTAAAAGCAGTTTGTAATGCAGTATGGACTGCTGATTTAAAAACTGCATATAAAGCTAAACTGATAGCAGACAAATCATCTTAAAATTATGTCAGAAAATCAAAAAAGAATTGATCAACTAAAACTTGAAATGCAAGTAGCAGTTGATGAGTACAATAAAGTACAACAAAAAATACAAGAACTAGTTGTTGCAAGAGAGGGTTTTAAGATTAAAGCTTTTGCTTGTGAAGAAAGAATAAAGGAGCTACAAGGAAAAAAAGAAATAAGTACTCAAATTCAACAAGTCACTAGTTAATTTTTTCTTGCATCTGTCTTGTCATTATTCCCATAGTGACGTAAAGAGGTGATAAGGCTACAATAAGCAGTAATACAAGTACACTCGTAAATGAGAGTGCTTTTAATATTGTAAATTTAATCATGTTCAATCGTATTTGCCAAGTAGCCTCATTATTATCTTTATTGCTTTCTGCGTCAATGGCTGCTTTTGGTTTTGTAGCGATAAGATATATGCAAAGCCCAGAATTTGAAAGAGATTTAAAAAATAAAGTTATGGGTGATTTAAAAGAAAAAATGATGGAAGAAATACCATTGCAGATACCTAAAGAAACCCTACCTGCATTGCCACTTTAATGGGAATACCAGATTTAAATATTCCCGATATACAAATACAACCAATATTTGATTTTACAAAACCAGTAGACATAATTCCACTTACAATAAATGTTCCAGCTTGTACATATCAACATAGAGATATAAAAAATACTGGCAATCGAAATTTATTACTTGATGACCCTAATGGTGTTTTTACTGTTTGTAATGCACCATTTCCAAGTTTTAATCCAATGAATTATCAACCAAATAGTTTGATAATGTCAGAAGATACACCAATAACATCTAGCGAGCCTGAAATACCTGAACCAAAACCACCTGTCACACAAAAGACTGTTGCGAAAGAAACAGAGTTTTTTATTAAATGTCCTGACCCAGAAAAAGATCAACGTGTTGGAGACTTTCGTAACGATAAAAGACTAGAACGTGTTGTTGGTCATAAATTAAACGAAGATAAAAGTAAATGCATTACTTTGTATGAGGACACCAGCTTTACCGAGCAGTACATACCTAATGTCCCTGCTATTACTAATGCTGCTGCTATTGCTGTGGTTGCCGCTTCTACTCCGATTCTTATAAATATTGTAAAACCTCTTGTAAAACAAATAATAACTAAATTTACAAAGAAAAAAAATAAGTTAAAATAAATATGCAAGGAGAGTACGGCATATTTGGAAGCACTTCGTCTGCCACGAATCACTGCCCTTCTATTATCCCTTGTACTTCTACAGTTTGGGTTATCATAGGTAAGATTGCCAGATCTTATCTATTTTTTTGTCTTTAATTCGTGCCTTGTCTACCGCTTTATTAAATGTTTGTGTGGTAATACCTGATTTGGAGGAGTTGTAATAACAATATCTTGGCAAGTAATTGCACTTGGACTACCAGCAACAAAACTTACACCAAGTTTTGCTTGCTTTGCACATTGTTCTAATCTAAATAAACTGATTTCATATTGTGTTTTCTTTATAAGAAGTTTTTGTGCTTCTATATTTACTTTTGCTGCCTCTTTACAGAGTTTGCCACCATTACCAAGGGGTATATTAAATTGCGCAGAAATTCCATAATTTAAATTGTAATTATCTTTCTCAAATCGTGGTGTCTCTTGGTAATATTTGATTTCGCCAGTATCTTCATCATAAATAGCTTGTCTGGTAACAGTTTCTATTGGTCTATTAAATGACCAAGCATCTGTTAAATATGGAGTTATTGTCAAACTAGGAGAAGTGCAAACAATTCCCTGTGAATACCTATTTTGTGGCAAACTTGATGGGGTTATCATTGTGGCGTTATTATTGACTACGCCAGTAGATTGACTTTGTGGACTGCTAACAGTTGTATTAGCAAATGTTTTAACAGGCAATAATAATAAAATTATTGCCCAAATGTACTTGTAGTTTCTGAAGTTGTAGAAGTAGTTATGGTTCTTGTTATATTTGTAACTGTGTCCAATCCGGGGGTTATTAATGTTTCTTGAATTGAAAAAGCTGCTCCATCTGTTGCAATTTTCCAACGTGGAACTGCTTCTAGGTTTGGACTTGTCCAATTAAAATTTACGCCTCCAACTGTTTGGGTGCTTTGAGTTGTAGCAGTAGGATTAATATATCCTGTTTCAGCTTCAATATTATGTCCACTTGCTGCATAACTGTAGCCAGTTCTGTATTGATAACTTGTAATAGTTTCGTTAATAACACTTTGGCTAGTTGATGAGGTTGTTTGAGACCCCGAACGAAACTGAGGAACTACAGGTGTAGCCAACAGTTTAGTAGGTAATACAATTATAATAAGTAACCAAAATCTAGTCAATTGTAATAGTAACTTTTGTAGAACCGATACAACTTGTACCTGACCCACCGGCGGTGCAGGTATGTATGCCAGAACTCAATGACGTAAGTGCCAAACTGCCTGCGGTACCGCCTGAACCAATAGTAGTTTGTCCACCTAATACTGGTAAGGCTGCAATGCCCGAACTAGGAGTTACGGCAGATGGAGTAGCATCACCCATAATTACTGATTCTGTTTTTGAGAAGGCCGAGCCACTTGTAGTTACTGTAGTATCTGTTTGAATCATTGCTGGTACTCCGTTGGTTAAACTGCCAACATTTATACCTCCAACCTTCCCAGATGTTGTTGTATCTCCTACTGTCACAGAGGGTGTAATATTATTACCACTTAATGAATATGTAGTTCCAACTTTATTTGTAACCACATAAGGCATATCAACAGTAATTTGTGCTGATGTAACAAATTCCTGTTTTATATCAGCAAATGCAGCTGATGGAAAAAATAATAACAAAACAAATAATTTTTTCATTTGATTCCTACATTTGTGTCTTTGTTATCTACTATTTTAGCAGCGTTTTGAGGTTTCTTTTTGTTAACAGAGATACCGTAGCTGCCTAAGACCCCAGACGTAAGACCTGCTAAAAAAGCTCCGTCATTTCGAATTTTGTCCATGTATCCAAGAGTCATCATTGCAAGTGACCAACAAAGAATCATAAATCGGACACCATGACCAAAGATTTCACCCCATTCAATGCCTTCTTTTTCTGTTTGTTCTTCCATAAAAAAAGCTGCCTAGTGTGTGATGAGTAAGCTGTTGACCACTGCTTATTTAAGACAGCATATGCCAAATTTAACAAAAACTGTTATGTTTGGAAAGTAACACAATAAATTATGATTAAAATTTTAAAGCCAATCTTAATGACATTCCTGACCACAACAACTGTAAAACGACTTGTTGTTGATTTATTAAGAGCAATTTGCAAGCAAACAACTAACACACTTGATGATCGTGCAGTAGATATTTTAGAAAAACAACTTTTTCCTAATTAATTATGGATAAAAGTTTCATATCAGTATTGATCGAACCAATACCAGTAGAAAAAAAGTTAGCTACTGAAGTAAAAATTAGAGATATTATTGCTTGTACTGATATAGAAGTTTTAAAACATTATACAATTCAATTGCTTAGACAAAATGTAAATCATGATTATGTATTAACACATGCGTTAGTCAGAATACTTGAAATGGAAGATGAAATGAATAAAAAAAAGAGGTTTGGTTTATTTAGTAACTAAATATGGTTCTAGTTTATCTTTATATTTTTCAATAACTTTTAATCTTACGGTTTCTGGAATATTCCTCATAGTTGGCAAAGGGTCAAATATATTTTCTATAGTTTCAATTGCTCCAAAAGCTTTATCACCAATTATCCAAATAACATTTATTAATGGCTTTTCTGGGTGAATACCACTTTTTTCATTAAAGAAAAAACCAGCTTCCATAAATTCAATTTTTACATCAATATCTAAATTCATTCGCAATCGCAATGTGGACAATCAAAATGCAATGGTTCTTCCGTAATCATTGCAGATAAAACAAGCAAAGCTAATTTTGTTGGTGGCTGTTCATTACTAAAAAATAATATTTTTTCTTTTTGTAAATGCACACCTTTTTGTGAAACTATTAAGGAAGAATCTGCCATATCAGACTCTTTAAATTGTTTTTTTGATAACTGAGAAAAAAGTAAACCAACACCATGCTCATTATGAGTCATGGTGCAGGGATGATAATCAAACAAATCTTCTCCAAAACATTCAAGACCACATTCTAAATGATCTAAAAATACTCGTACTTCATGTGGAAGTTTTGATTTAGCTATACCAATATCTTCTTGCGGTAGTTTTTTAAAATTCTTCTTCATTCTTTTCTGGCTTTTGATAATCAGAGACAACCATTTTCATATAATGATTGCCTGTTTGTGATGTAGCAGGGAACATTTTTGCTCGTATTTTTACAGCATTATTGCCTTTATAATCTTTTATAAGATTTTTTTCGTCCATAGCATAATCGTAGAGTTTTAAAACCTCATCAACTGTAATTTCAGATACCGACCAATATTTGTGTACTTCGTTTTCTGATTGGCAGTTAAACCACATGGAAAATTTTGATTTTGGTGTTTCAGACATTTACTTTTGCTCCGTAGATTTTGTCATTTGGTCACGAAGGAACTCTTCGTGGATTGTTAATTCAATGTGATTAGCTAATAGCTTGTCAATTGATGGATAGAATTTATTTTTAAAATTATCCATTATTTGTTTTTTATCAGGGCGTGAATTTAATTCAGCACGCAATTGTGCAAATGCTTCTTCAGATATTTTTTCTTGACCCTTTGGTGGTTTAGTGGTTGATACCTGAAATTTTGGTTTGCTAGTTTTATTATTTCTAGCTTTGCCAGTATTATCTGCATCAGCACATTTTTGACTAAAAGCATCAGCTTCATCATCAGCTTGACCTAATCCATATGCAGCAAGCAACATATATCTTCTAGCATATGTAATGGCACTACCCATTTTGTGATAGATATTTTGACCTCTTTGATTCTCTGTAACTATTGGTAGTCTCGAGTCAATGTATTCACCAGATTCGTGCATAATTCTACAAGTAATCCAGATAATATGACCGTCTGAATGTGACGTAGCACTTTCAATAATAAATGTATGTGATAGTCCAAATTTTGTAGCTGGACTCACAGCATATTCTGCTTCGCTTAGTGAAACATACGAGCCAAAGTTACCTGACGCATCACGGACTGCGTTGCTGTATTCCATCTGAAATTTGCATAACGCTGCAGCCAATTTAGGAGTGGCGATTGGTTTTTGTTCGATTGAATCATTAGTAATACTTTCCATGTGGGGTAAGTTGTTTGGATAATTGTATTATATCAATTAGCCAAATATTGTACACCTTTTATTTGTTACTTATTATAACTGCCATACATGAATAAAAGCTCCTTGAAATCCACCTTTTGTCGCAAATGATTTTTTTGCTCTGAGATTTACAACTAGAGAATCATCTCGTAATAAAATACCGCCACTAGGTACTGATAATCCATCTAAAGTACTTCTGCACAGTTTATCAATATCGCCTGTGGTTCTTGTTGTTGGATAATTTGGTGCTGATGGTTTTAGATTCCCTCCATTTCTACCAGTTCCATAATGTCCTTGTGGTCTGTGAAATAAAAAGTCAATAAATATTTCTACAGGCTGTTCAATAATTTCACCATTATTTATTTTTTGCTCAATACAGGCTGAAACAATTTGATTTCTCCATGGCATAACAAATTGACTAGCTTCTCTCATTCCACCAAAACGAGTTGACACCTTGCTTCCTTGTGGAGCAGGCTTACCTCTTACCACAATCATCTTTGGTTCTTTGGTTTCGTCCATATTTCCTTTTTAACTAAAAATTCCTGATAAGCTCTATCAATTATTGTTTTGGGTTTTGACCAATTTAGATCTGTTGGTTCTGCTGTTGGAAGTCTGATTATTTCTTTGTTTAAATTTTTTTCTTGAGCTAAATACTCTAGTCTGGTTCTAAGTAATTTCCAAACAAATTTTTGTTTGGAATTAAACGGAATGTCAATAGGTTGTTGTTTAAGTCTTTTTATAAATAATCGACATTTTTGTTCATTTGATTGATTAATTATTTTAATCCATTTATGTTTAAAAGTTTGATCCATTAATTCCACCAAGGTGCTAATTCGTATTCAGTTATATCGACCCATTTACCTTCACCTTCTTCTTCAGTACTGTCAAATTCCCAAGTCCTGTAATTAGGGTCTAGATAAATTTGCCCAATATATGGATTATAAGGAAAGTTAAATGTTTTCATTTTTTTTTGTGCATTGATATTGAGCTAAACGATATTCAAAATGATGTTGAAATCCATTTGGAAATGTAGTTGGATTATTTTTTTCCAAATTATTTAATAGAAAAATTAAATCAGAAATTCTCTTACTAATTGATTTTTTTCTATCTTGAATGTGTGTTTTCATTTTTGCAATTCGTTGCAAGCTAATTGTACCCCTGCATTGCAATCGACAACAGTCATGTCTGTCAAAGTAGAATTAAGTGTGATAAATAATGCTACAGGAAAAACAATGTACTGTAGTAAGTAAAAAGCTTTATTCATAACCAACCTCTTTTCATTTTGTATTTTAAACATTTTGCGAATGTGCGTCTGTATTGAGCACGTTCGTTTGAATACTTGCCACAAGTATCAAAGTCACCACGAGCCAATGCTTGTTGGTATTTTTCATCAGCTACGTTAATGTCAACTTTTAATGCTTCCATTTTTTCTTGTAGCTCAGTTTTAGATAAACTTAGTAAGTAATTAGTATTCATTTATTTGTACCAGTGATGTCCGTTTATTGCGTCATACATTCTTGCTTGTATTTCAAATAATTCTCTAAGTTGTTCAGCATCAAGTTCTGTAAAATCCCAGTCCTCAACTGCAACACCATTATCGAAATCAGCACCACCGAAAGGTGTAGTTGGTGCTGCGAATAAAACCCAAGCTGTTCTGCCTAGTGCTTTGAACTCACGTTCAGGTAGGTTGTCGCTATCCACATCTTTTTCAAAGTAGAAAGTGTAACCCATTGTTTCTGATTCAAGAACTTTTCCTACAGTTTGTGGGAAAAATTCAATTTGAGGTTTTTGATTAGTAGTGACCATTTTGTTTTGTTTGGTATATTTATATTATACAAATAATTGTAATACAATTAAACCCCAATTAACAAAACTGTAACAATTGTAATACCAATAAAAAAAGACCCTTATTCCCCAATAAGAGTCTTAGTAAAGTTGTCTCCAAGTTGATTATATCAAGTGTAAAGAATTTGTAAATGTGGGCGGTCAGGCGGCTGGTACAAAACTCTAAAACCATTACTGAGCCTTTAATGAGAACAATACGAACCTAGTCAACCCACAAGGGGGTTGGAAGTTATTTGGCTTCCAACCTTTTGTTTAATTGAGCAATAATTTTGTCTTTTGCAATTAGTTTTGCTTTCATGCAATTAATTGTTATTTCATCAACAAATCCCCTAGCTTCAACTGCTTCTCTTGGACTTGTTTTCTCTGCTTCTTGTAAGTAACTTTCAACAGTGAAATTTTTGCAAAGGAAATTAATCCATTTTCTGTAGTTTTTTGGTCCCCATTTAAAGCGAGCTATAAACACTTGGTCATTTAAGTTATGACCATACATTAAATATCCTCCGCTGTATGTAAATAACTCTTTCTGAAAAGTGTAAGTTGGAGCTTTGATTGTGTTTTCCATTTTGTTTAAGGAATGTTTGTTTGGTATATTTATATAATACAATAAATCTTAATAATTGTAATACAATTATTAGTATGTTTACAAAACTGTAATACAATTAAGTATTAAAAAAGGGCTAGGTCAAAACAGGAAACACCTAGCCCTTTCTCTACCAAACAGGAGTACCCCTACTCCTGTACTTTATTGTAGTACCTTTTAATTGTTTTGCTAGTGTTTAAAATTCTTCTTGATACATTCTCCATACATCTAGCTTATCAACCCAATCTGAATAGCATTGTTGTGGGTCTTGATATTCACCAACAACAGTTTTATTTGGTCTGCACCAAACAGTACGACACTCGTCTACCTGTATGCCATTTGAACTGAGCATGGAATAATAAGCACCAAGCTGTTCATTAGTGTTATATGCGTTTGCATTTGGATTTGATTGTGTTTTTAAATCCATTAATACTTTTTTATTAGTTCTGGTATCAATTCCATATGCGTCAAGCGTTCCACCAATACTATTTTTTAAATCGACAACCCGATATTCAACAGCAAGTGGTTTAAAAAACTCTTGGAAATATTGATGACTCAATAACGGAATAATCCAATCATCATATTTTGTATCATCTGGAATATCTGTTTCAAGTAAAAAACATTCGAGTGCCTTGTGGACAGCAGTTCCACGAGGTGCCCAAATATGTTTAAACTGTTCAATACTTTTGCGTTTGCTTTCTGACATATCAAATCCAGTAATAGAGGTAACTGAATTTGCCATTATTTCGTTTGTGGGAGTCCAAATATACCTATGAGTCTCTTCATCAAACTCAATTGGTAATGAATTAAGTAATTTTGGTTTGGTAGTCATTGTTTTAGTTGTTTTTACAGGGGCGTAGATCAATTAACCATTTGCAGTTATCAATGCAAATGTGTGGAGAGCCAACTCTGGCTATCTGTATGTTGTATAAATCAGAATTATCTGAAATTATCCAACCATTTTGCCAATCACCATTATCAACAAGTCGTTGTACTGGTAAATTTATTGGCACCTGTTCTCTCAGGGGAGGAGAAAAAGCAGGGGTTTTAATGTTTTTAGGGGTTTTATTAGTATTAAAATCATTAAAGTCATTAAAACACCCATTAAACGTGTCCCCCTTAGCTGGTCTGAATAATGCAATTGGTCTGCCTTTCTCATTCGTACGAGGAGCAACACCATCTTGCATAATTAAACCTTTTCTTTCTAATGCCTTTAATGTCCGCAATGCTTTGTTTGCGGTCAAATTTAGTGCGTTAGCTATATCAACAGTAGACATTTTTGTATTTGTTTCCCAAGCCTGTGTTAATCGGTCATACACATCACCCTGTCTGCCTTGTAAATTATCTTCTAGCTCTGATATTTTTTCTGCTCGTATCGCTTCTTCTCCATCACCATGAGATATCCATTTATTATCAGTTAATTCTGCTACTATTGTTGAACTGATGCCACGACCCATACAACTTATTGCAATTCTTTTATCTGTTTGTGTCGATTGATCTGAAACTGGTTTTAACCAATTCATTAAAATTGTTTGGTCAAATGCAGCAGGTATAGCAGCACTTCCACTTGAAGCGATTACAGCATTGCCACCGTAAACAGATTTTGTTGTATGGTGCAGTATCACGCCTGTAACACCAAGGTCTGCTGTTGCATCTTGTATTCTTCTTATTGGCGCTGAAATCTCAGTTTTGTTCTCATCTAGACCCATTTGAGACGTAACTGATCTCAAAGTATCTATTAATAATAAAGAGTTTGGTCTTTTTTTACATTCTTCTACTATTCTCTGTATTCCTTCCTCATTTAATTGAATCCCAGAACCTTGTGCCCATAAAGCTATTCTTGGATCAATTTTTATTTTGTTATTAGTTTTTGTACATAGGGATTCGCGTAAAAATAATTTGCCCCATTGTTTATTGCTCTGGTCATTTCCAACAATTATTAAATTGTCAAATCTATGTGTTAATGGAAGTCCTAAAAATTCTTTTTTGTTATTTAAAACAGCACCAGCAATACCAATAACTAATGCAGATTTACCAACTTTTGGTAAAGCTGATATAAGATTCCAGCTTTCATACATAAGTATCTCGCCCCATACCATTGAATCTTCTGTTATATCAATTTCAGTATCACCACTAACTGGTTCAGGTATACCGAGCTTTTGACCTGATGCTTTACAAATTATTTTCCAAGCAAATGTACTGCTGATTGAGAAATGTAAGTCTCTTTGTGTCCAAAGTTTTAACAGTTCAATCTGCCTTGTAGTATCTTTCTCTAAATCTATTACTTTTATTGCGTATTGATCTATTTGATTTAATTTTTCCAAGTCCTCCTTGAGTATCGTTTCCTCGTAGTTTTCGTACTCGTTCAAGTCGTTTGGTGTAGAAATCATTGTCTGCTTTGTTTGGGTTGAATTGATCTTTTTCGCTATAAATCCCTAGTGCTTCAAGCTCAAGAAATGCTGACATTTCTCCACTTATTTTAGGCTGAAGT